CGCGCTCGATCACCTGCGCCGCGTCGGCCTCGGATGGCAACAGCTCGCCGCCGCGCAGCGCGCGCAGGCCCTCGACCATGTCGATGTCACTGACATCACCGAACAGGCCGCGCGCATCATGAACGTCGAACATCGCGCCTGGATCTATCTCGGCATTGCGCAACTCGCGGGCAATTTGGCGGTCCAGCGGGGTCACCCGCGCGCGCACCGCATCGACACCGCGCAGCAGCGCGGGGGGCAATGTGCCCAACACACCGGCCCCGGCACCAGCCAACGCTACATCGCTCAATGCTTGGGTTACGGTCGTATCCTCACCCATGTCACTACGGTTGCGAATATTGACAGGCGTCTGCAAGGCCTCGATCAGCCCGCCAACTATGGCTTCGCTAGCAAAAGTCGAAAGCAGCGTGCGACCGCCGCCGCCATAAGGGAGCGTCAGGATATTGAGCGGATCTGTCATCGCACCAGCTGCTTCACCGATCAGGCCAGGCAACAATCCAGCACGCGCCGCTATATCTTGGTCGCGATCCCGACCTCCCCGACGGCGAAGCACAAAGGTTTCAAATTCTTCGCGTGTATTCGGCAATGCCGAAAGTGCATTGGGATTGGCCCGCCGAAGGCGAGCAACTTCAGCCCATAGCATATCCCGGTCAATGCCGGTCGTTGTAGCCGGCGAGGCACCCATGCCATTTGCCAGAGCTTGCGCGGGCATTGCTCTTGTGCTGTTCAGGCGCGCTCTCGGCACACCTGCGCGCAATAACTGACGCTCCAAATTGCGATAGGCTTCGGCCAAGCGAACATCTTGGACTAGATCCTGCTCGTCCCGCTGCACCCGCAACGCCGCGCCAATGCCCTCCAGCCAGTCCGGCGCTTCGTCGATGCTACCCTCGCTCGCGCGCTCACGCGGCTGACGCTCCGGCGCATAGACGTCAAAGGGACTGGTGCCGCTCATCGGACAAAGCGCATGATGTCGATGTCGCCGGGCACACCTTGGCGGCCGCGCTCGGTCAGGAACGCACCATCGGGCCCGGCAAAGCCATAGCGGCCATTTGCCAGCCGCACTGGCGTGTAATTGCGACGCAGGCTTTCGCCGCTCACTTCGTCGCCCGCGCGCGTGAACAGGCCTGTGTCGCTGATCCGCGCCATGGCTGCTTCGAACTGCGCTTCGTTGAGCTCTTGCGGCAACAGCACCTGCCGCCCGCGATATTCGCCGATGCCACCATGCCAGACACCATTGCGCCGCTCGCCGCCCGTCGCCATACGCAGAGCATTTTCAATCAAGCCCTGCGATATGCGCGCACCGGGGCCATCGGGCACCCCGTCACGACTGGCATAATAGGCGTAGATGGCCCGCGTCGCGGCGATGACATTGTTGCGCGCAATACCCGGCATCCGGCGCAGCGCCGCCCCTGCCTGCTGCGCAATCTGAGCATCCAGCCCATTGGGCGGCCGAAAGGAGCGGTTTAGCAGCGCGCGCCCTTCCAGCACCGTGTCACCGATCTGCGGCGGCAGCGCGGCGGCATGAACGAACAGCGGGTCATTCGGCGCAATTTGCTGCGCGACCTGCCGGGACGCCTGCGGATCATATCGGCGAAATGAGCGTGCCAGCCCCAGGGCAGTGCGCCGCCCGTCAGGCGTCCCCATGTTGGCGCGGACCTGCTCCACCTCTTGCGCGGTCAAATAGGCAGGCGGGCGGCCTGTATCGGCCGCAACAATGCGTGCGGCACGCATACGCGCATTGACGCTTTCCGGGTTGCTCGTGTCGATCGGGTCAAAACGTATTCCCATCTGCGCGCCATAGGCGGCAGGGTCGCTGTCGACCTGCTCGCTGCGCGCGGTCAGCAACGTGCGCAGATGATTGCGGCGGATGACCAGCGCCGGATTGACCCGGTCACCCGCCTGCGCGATGTCGGCATCCAGCCCGCGCAGGCTTTGCTCGATCTGCAGCGGGGTCGCGCTTTGGAACTCGCGGTTGGTCCGGTTGATGATGGTCAGTCGCCCGATATCATAGGCCTCACCGCTCAGCCCATTAGCCTGCGCCAGCTCGGCCGCGCGCGCCAGCCGCTCGTCCGATATCGGGATGCCGTCATTCGCCTCCCGCTGGACAGCGTCAATTTCTTCGCGCGCGGATGCCACCGCCAAACGCGCCCGCGCCTCTGCCTCCATCTGCAGACGGCGGATATCGGCCTCGGCCCCGTTGCGCAGCACTTCGGCCTGCGCTGGAGATATCCGGCTGTCGAACAGGCCACTGCCAACCAGCGCCAGCCGCTCCTGCGGCGGCCGCCCTGCGAGCCAGGCCACGTCCCCTTGCTGCAGATACTGGCGCTCCAGCCTCGCGCGCAGCGTGGCGTCGATCGACAGGCCGGCAATCTGTTCGCGGAATGCCGTGCGCTGCAGCTCGTAATCTTCCGGGGTCGCAGCGCGGCTGACGGTCATGGCGTAGCTTTCGCCCGCGATAGCAACATTGTCGGCGATCGCCCTGACCGCCGTTGCCCGCTCATACGCATCCGCACCGGCAACAAACGGCGCGCGCCGGACAGCAACCTGAACCCGCATGCGCTCGCGCACCTGATCATCGGTTATGCTGTCCAAGAACTCGGTCGCACGCCGATCGAACTCTCGTTCCATTTGCGTGCTATGGCCGCCCGCGCCGAGGACGTCGCTGGTCTGGCGCGCTTCATTCTCGAATGTCTCAAGCTCGCCGACCATCGCAGCCAACCGAGCCATTGCGTCGCTTTGCTGGCGATCGCGCTCGCGCGCCGTCTCAATCTCCACCTGGCGCACCTGTCGGCGCTCCAGCTGCTGACCGACACCCGAAATCACGTCTACCAAACCGCCGCCAAAGTCGCGGGCATCGGCCATCGGTGTAGTGGCCATGGTGCGCTGTGGCGCGATTTGCGGGCGATAGGGTTCAACCATGTTCAGCTCCCAGCAGCGGCCATATCGACACGGTGATTGGCTACGATGCCCGCCGCGCCGACTGCGCCCTCCAGCAGGTCAAACGCGCCCCGACGTAGTGACAGGCGCGCACTACTGCGTAGCCCTGCTGCGCGGCCTGCCGCTGTGCGGCGCGCCTGCATCACGTCCACCTCGCGCGCGATCAGGCTTTCCTCCAGTGCCGCTCGCGCTGATCCATCGCCCACGGTGAAGCCGCTTTCGGCCATGCGGCCCAGCTGCTGTTCCATCACCCGGCGCGCGGCATCGCGCGCGGCCAGCGCCTCGGCACTGCCAATCTGCAGCTCTTCATTGGCCTGGGCGCGTTGAACGGCGGCATTGTAACGCCCGGCCTGAAAGCCGGCGACACCCTTAATTAGTGACCCGCCGATAGCGAGCGGCAGCGCGGCTTGCATTACTTCACCCTCTCGTACAGCTGATAGGTTTCGGACAACGGTCCCCATTTTGGCAAATCACAACGCCATGAAAATCCTGCCAGGCGCAGGAACTGGCCTTCAGCTGGCACATCGGCCCGCGCCAGCGCTTCGATACGCTGGTAGGGCTGCCAGCGCAGGATGCTCCGCATCGCCTGAATGGCTGCGCGGTGTGAACCGTTCAGCGTCCCAATCAGCGCCCAGGCGGTCGCCTGGACGCCAGGGAACACCTCGCCCAACCCCGCGCACATCAACACTTCGCCATCGGCGCGCTCAATCGTCCAGGCCGGGCCCATCTCCGCCAACATCATTCCATGTTTCAGGTCACGGACTTCCTCGAACGCACCCATTTGGCCAATCTGGCTTGGCTGTAGCCGGATCAGCACTGCATCGGTTGCCACAAATGGCCGCACTTGAGCCCTCATTGCTGGCCCTCCTCAATGCGGGAAATCAGCGCGGGCAGTATCCATGGCCATGGTGAGCGATCCTCTAGCACCGCCTGCCCTTGCTCCTCATAGTCGCCGCGCACTGCGATATCGCGCGAACCATTGAACATGGTCGGGGCGCTGTTCATCGGGTTGTTTGGATTGCGCACGACCAGCTGATCAAAGGGCGCTCCCTTGGCTGCCCCGAACACATTGAAGCTGTCGATCAGCCAGGCCGCCAGCCGCACTAACCGCTTGCGTACACCCACCCCGCTGCCATCCCGACGCGGCACAACCGGAGGCAGTGTTTCCAGCCGCGCTGTGTAGAGCCTCCCGACATGCACCAGACTGGCGGCAGCATCCAGCGTCACGGTGCCACTGTCTGACACCACCCGTTCCGGTTGCCAGAACCCATCAGCCAGCACCCCTACCGTCAACCCTGCGAGATGACCCAATCCACTGATCACAGTGGTAGGCGCGCCGCTGTAAGTGACGCCACTGTCGAGGAAATATGCGGTGGCTGGCGCCGCGCCCTCATCCTCATCCCACCAAGGCGCCAGCTGCTCGACCGTGCGCACGCCGCCACGCTCGACCAGCAGCCACAAGTCATCCCGCCCGCCGTCAGGGGAGGGGATGGACGCGATCGACAGCACACGCGCGTCCTCTATGGCGAGGCCCAGCGACCAGCCCTTGACTTCCTGTTCGGGGGAATAGGGGTGCGCCGCAACCGTGCCATTGCCGCGCAGCGCCCAGATCAGCTCCTGCGGTTCAGCCTGGTAGGCAAGCTGCTTGATCCCCGGATAGCCAAATTGCCGGGCATAAAGCATCAGGTTTCGCGCCGAGTAACGGTCGCTTTCGATGGTATAGGCCGCCGCGCGCAGCTTGCGGCCGCCGCGCTGCACGAACAGGGTTTCGGTCGCCGTCTGCAGCGGCGGCACCAGCTCGCCGCCATGGCGGCTGTTGGGCTTGATATCGATATTTCCGCCCGACAGGATTTCGCTATCATTCTGGGCATCAACGGTGAATTCACCACGCGACGTTCCGACAATCAGCACATTGCGGTCCACCACGGCCCATAGCGGCTTGTCCGGCGCGTCGATGGTGCGGACAAAGCCCATATCGGCGCTGCGCACCCCTTCCTCATTATACTCGTTGAAGTCGCGTAAGTCCGCCAGCACCGATGCAGCCAGCTTGTTGCCACGAAAGAACATCAGGCGGCCGCGATAGATAAAGACCAGGTGCGGCCATCCTGCCTCCGCCGAGAACAGACTATGCGCCCAACGCCAGCTGCCCGATGCCACCACGCTCTCCGGCAGGCGGCGCACCACTGTTGCCGTTGCCGTCTGGCTGTCGGTCACGGCGGTGATGCGCACGATACCAATGCGATCATGCAGATAGGCCCAGCGCACGCCATAGGGGCCTTTGCTGTTGACATCCTGGCCAGCCGATCCGTCCCATTCAGCACCTTCGACATGCTCCGGTTGAATTTGCCCGGTCCGCCCTGCCGTTTCAGCCAAATACACCTTGCCTAGACTGCGCCGCTTGCTGCCGACGGTAATGCCATCGATCCCCGCTTGCCACGCTTGAACATCAGCAAAATCCTGCGCCTCGATGCGGAACTGTGCGCCAGCATGGCCGGGCAAGAATACCGGCGCGGATGCGGTCAGGGTGATGGTCCCCGTCGCTGCGCTGGCGGTAACGGTCACCGCTTCATCGCGGTTGGCATCATCAAACGGCTCGACGGTCAGCGCTAGCGTGCCATAGGTGAACGCGGTCGCGCTGGTGCGCAGCAGGGTGGCAGGAGGATATTTTTCGTGCGCCAGATACAGCGCATCATAATTATCTTCCATGCCCAGCTCGGCGGCCTCGGCCGCGCTGTAGGGCACCACTGTTTCAACCGGCGTGCCCGCGTTCAGCAGCGGGCCGTCATTGGTGAAAAACCGTACCTTGCCATCGGACCAGGCTAAAACATAGCTCTGCGTCGAATTGAACACGAACGCCGATAGCCAGCTCGTCGTCGCCAGCGCCGTGGCCCGGATGCGCGTGCCGGGCCGCTTCATCAGCGGCCCTTCGACGGCAGGCACCATGTTGCTGATTTCGGCGGCGGCGATCCCATATATCTGCGTGTCGCTGCGCGACTGCAGGCGACGCGACACCGCCCCGCCGGTAAAGCTGGCCTGCAAATAGTTGAAGGTCACCAACCACCACCGCCGCCTTGCGCGGTCTCCGGATTGTAGCGGGCCGTGACCCAGCTGCTCTCGATCTCTTCCTCTGGTGGATTTTCCCTGCCATCGACGCCGGTAGCCTCACGGATGGCCATGTTAAACGACTGCAGCGCCTCACTTTTGCGCTGCAAGTCACCGGTGATGCTGTCGGCTAGCTGGTACGCCATGCGGCTGGCGAACGCCTCCACGAACAGCGGATCCCATTCAGCGACGTTGACCACCCGCGCTATCCAGCGCAGCAACAGCGGCCCGGCCATCGGCGCAATAATCGCGCGGCCCTCGATCTGGTAATCGACAATTACCTGCCCCGACAGTCCCACCTCAACCACGCGCAGGCAATCGGTCGGCAGCGGGAAACTATGTGTCCATCTGCCGATGGCGGCAAACCCAGCCTGAGCGGTCAGGATCGTGCGTCGCATGGCGAAGTTGAACAGATGGCGGCGCAACAGGGCGTCGCGGGTCAGGTCCCATGCCTGATTGATGGCTTTTGCCGCCTTGGTGTCATCTTGCGGATCAAGCAGGCGGTCGCGCTCGCCCAACTTGGCCAGGATCAGATTGGAAACTTGAACGCGGTCAGACATGCGCGCACCGCTGGCTCGGATTTCAGGTTGGCCGCCCTGATGGAGCCATCACATCGGGGCGGCCAGCTCGTCGCTGCCGGATCAGGCAATCGTGTAGAACAGCCAAACCTGCAGGAAGTCTGTGCTGTTGGGGGCCGAAGCGGTGCCAATGGTAGCGATCACGCGCTCGGCCGCGGCCAGTGGCGCTGCTTCCGCCAGATTGGCCGCAACGCCAAACAGGGTTGGCGTGTTGACCGCCGTAAAGGTCGCCGCAGCGCGATATTTGCCAGCGGCGGCCGCTGTCCCGATAGCCAGCGTGGCCGATGCGCCCAGCGTGGCGGTAGCCAGCAGCATGACGGCAATGGGAACTGCACCTGGCGGAAATTCGCCCAGCACGATGGTGTCACCCGACGCCTGCCCATCATAGTCGATGGTTGCGCGGATAGCCCGCACGCGGCCGCCATGCAGCGCCGCGTCAAGCAGCGATAGGCCAGCCGTGTCAAGCTTGCCATTGGTTTCGCGGGAATAGGTCTGGGGCATGTTCGATATCCTCGGATGGATTTGCAAAGCCGGACATTTGCACGCCCGGGAAACCCCGGCGGCACCATTGCCGCCGGGGTCAGAGGGACGGTTATTCGCTGTTTTCTATATAGCCGACGCCACCCTCTTCGGTGCGGGTCGCGTCGAACTGCCGGCGCGCATAGACCAGCGAGCTGTGATGCTTCATCGGCACTAAATCGACCGAGCTGAACTCGCGTTCCCAGAAGCCGCCGAACATGGCCGACTTTGCCCAGAACGGCGTCTTGCGCCGACCGTTGCCGTCCAGCGTCAGCGCGGCGTTGTCGAACATTGGGTTGCCCAGCTCGATGCAAATGATGTTGAAGCCAGCCAGACGACTGATCCTGCCTTCGCGGATTTCCATGCCAGTGGCGCCGAAGTCGCGACTTGTCACCTGCACGTCGTTGAACAACTGCCGTTCGGCCCGCGCGGTGAGCGCAACAAACAGCTCGTCCATGTCGATATCGACATAGTTGCCGACCAGCACTTCACGCGCGGCCAACAGCTTTTGCGCCGTCATCGGCCCGGTAGAACCGCCCTCATTAAAGGGGACGATATTGCCGGTATCAAAATTTTTCAGGATCGTGCCCTTTTTGCCGGTTTGCGCCGGGTTGAAGAACGCGCCGATGATGCGGTCATCAGTGCCGCGCGCGATGCTGGCTGCGGCGGCTTTCACATAAGCGCCCTGAATGTCGATCAGGCCGGCCAGCTTGTCTTCACTATCCACCGTCTCACTGAACCCGAAAGTGCCCGGCATTGCCAGCCAGCGTCCGTCATGCGGCGTGTTGAGGATGGGCGTGTCCTCAAAGCGCCCAGTCTTATTCCATGGTTTCACATGGCCGACGATATCCTCAATCTTGTGCATTTCGCCTTTGACATCGGCGGCGGTGATGGCATCGATCAGCTTCGACTTATTCTGCTGCAGCGCCATGCGCACATGCGACCGGTAAGTCTCGCGATAGGTAGCAGTAACAAAACTCGACATGACGGTGTTCCTTCGTGGAATGGGATGACCAATCTCGAAGGGCGTATCAGCCGGGTGGCCGGGCCTTTCTGGCGGTGTCGCCCGCGTCGGCGGCCCTCACTGGCGGGGCGGCGCGTCCGGGCCCGTCGCTGCCGGGCGTATCAGACGGGCGGCGGTATAACTGCGCCGCCGCCCGCTCATGAATACCCTTTCAGGCTGCGGCGCGCCGCTGCTCATCCTGGGCAATGATCGACACCAGCATCTGGTGCCGGGCCTTCAATGCCGCATCGCCTTCCCGATATTTCTTGGCCAACGCGGGGTCGGTCTCGATCTTGTTCAGCTCCGCCTTTGCCTCGGCGGGCGACACGCCGAACCGCACGGCCGCGCCGCCGCCGATCAGGGCATCTTCTGCCATCCCTGCACCCAGTCGCTGCAGCAGCTTGAACGTGCGCGCTGTACCCCAGGCATCCTCCAGCGCGCCAATATCATCCTGCGACAGCTCCAGCATCCGCATCGCCTGATTGCACTGCGCCACCTTGGCGCTGAACTGCTCACCCCATTCGGCGCGAACCGCCGCCACATCCTGATCCTTCGCAGCCGCGCGCTCGGCCTCGGCCTGCTGCTCGCGCTGCACCATCACGTCATTGAACGCTTCGACCAGCGGCTCCAGCATCGTGTTGGAGGTGCCCGCCTTGTATGCCGCCGCCGTGATTGCACTGACCAGCTCAACGTCCAGCTCGCGGCCTTCGGGCGCGGTAATGGTATAACCATCGGGCGCATCAGGGCGACCAATCGCCTTATAGAAATTCTCGAACACTTCCGGTGCGTCACCCTCCTTGGGAATGACGATTTTGTCGCCTGCCAGCATTCTGGCTTCCGCGCTGCGCGCGGCCTTCACCAGCGCGGACAGGTCCGCATAGGCCTTGTTGGCGATCCAGGCACGATCCGACAGGCCGCCGTCAACAGCCTCTTCGGACAATCCGGCGAACCAATCCTCTGACGCAGCGCCGGCACCTGCATTACCACCGGTGCCCGCGCCAGCAGCACCGGCACCCGCATCACCCGCGCCGCTATCACCGCCAGTCAGGATTGCAGCCGCACCGGTCGCAGCGCCCGCACTAGCGCCTGCATCGCCGCCTTCGCCCGCCGTTCCGGCACCGACCGCTGCTGTATCACTCATCTTGCACCTCCACAAAGC